ATTGAGATAGCAGACGCAGAATATTTTAATGATAACAGAAAGATTGAAGAGTTTATAAACAGCCCTAACTGGGAATTTTATTTAAATGCTTGCAGGACTTACGGCTTCATGGTAGATAAACTAGTACCTTGGAGACTTGTGGCTGATATTGGCTCTTCGCAATGTTTAGAATACAGCAAAGCCTATAATCTTGATACAACTGATTCTATACTATCTCTTGGATATGAAAGGACTGATTTAGTATTCTTTAAAAAGTTAAAGTTTTATTTAATAAATCTCTATAATCAAAATGCAAATACTTATGCTGAACCTTACGACTGTAACGGAATACAAAAAATCAGATATGTAGAAACCAAAAAGATTACCGTAAAAAGCTTTGACGAAGAATTATCAGAGATTCAACTTTTGAACTTTTATTTTAAATTGAGAATTATGGAAGAAGAAAGCAAGATGACAGAAAACGAAAGGGCCAAACTAATCAGGGATTGTTCCGAACTCTACTTCACAAAGGGGCTCTCAGCATCGCTCAATAAATTTGAGCTTATTCTCGGAAAACCATTTGACAAGGTAGGCTCACTGAGTTATCTTTATGATCGAAGCCTTCAAATATCGGAGAACACTTGATTTTTCAAACACTTGACGACAAGTCAGAGTGTGTCGGGATTTACAGTGAGGGTGCCTTGCACTTTCATGACCTCCCCACAGACCTGACTAAGACTTGGAAGTACACTGGTTCTGTTCAGGATCCAGATATTGACTATGCTTGGCTGTATTGTGGCGGCAAGAAGCTTGAGCAGGTATGCCCAGAAGAACTAAGAAAAGAATTTGTTGATTTGCAGAGGACCTTCAAGGCTTACCTGCTCTCATTCCAGATCGCAAAGATTGACCTAAACCAGAACTGCTTTTTTGATCTCGTGCCAACCGATTTTCTGCTCCAGTTCTGCGAGATGAGAAACAGGATCACCGAACACGTATTTAATACGCACGAGAGGCCAGACAACTATGACCACCTCGACAGGTCTTACAAGCTGCTACACAAGATCAAGTATCAAAAGCTGAACATCAACGTAGAAGGCTGTCGCAAACTAATGACCTCTTCAGGCCACCGTGAGGACATCAGAAAGCTCCTAAATAATCGCGCACACTACGTGAACTATAATCTTTTTGGAACGGTCACAGGGCGCCTGACGACCCACAAAGATAGCAACCCAATCCTGACTGTCAAGTCAATGTATCGGTCTCTGTACAAGCCCAACAACGACTGGCTTGTGTCGTTCGATTACAACGGTGCTGAAGTCAGAACCTTTTTGGCTCTGTGTGGCCAAGAGCAGCCTCAAGAAGACATTCACAGTTGGAACATGCGCAACCTTTACAGCGGTGCCGTAGTAGATCGCGATGAGGCCAAGGTCATGTTCTTCTCGGCCTTCTACAATCACAACGACATGTCCTTAAACGGCTCAATCTACAATAGAAACCAAGTTATTGAAAAATACTATGATGGCACACATGTAAGGACTCCTCTCGGCAGGACTATCTTGGTTGATGAGCGTCGCTCGTTTAACTATGTCATCCAGAGCACAACGTCAGACTTGACAATCGACAGGGCGTGTGCTCTCGACGAGGCCCTAAAGGATACAGATTCAAATGTGGCCTTCATTATCCACGACGAGGTTGTGTTGGATCTAAAGCACGAAGATCGCTACCTACTCCCAGACCTAAAACAAATTTTTGAAAACAACAAAATGGGCAAGTTTATGTCAAACGTGAAAGTTGGTAAAAACTATGGAACCATGAAGGGCTTAGAGATTTGATTTCAATATTTGGCATAGGCGACGCAGGCTCGAACATCGCAACCCTCTTTCAGAATCACAAGGAGTACAACGTGTTTCTCTTCTCCAGTGGCCAAGAGAACACAAAGTACAGCCGCAAGTTGCCAAAATTTAAAACCTTTGAGGAGTGCGAGGATCATGCCCCGAAGCTATCATCCTATAAGACGCTTGATGCAGTACAGGATCGCGTGCAGGTGTTCGTGTGCGGCTCTTCTTTCTCTGCCAACTACACACTGGCCATCCTAGAACAAGTAAAGGATCGCAAGATTGATATCTTCTACATCAAGCCAGATGTCGATCTTTTGATTGGCAACACCAAGCTGCAAGAGAGAGCCGTGTTTGGCATATTGCAGGAATACGCACGCTCAGGGTTGTTCAGCAGCTTTACGATATTCTCAAACCCAGAGATTGAGAGAACAATAGGCGAGATACCAATAAAAAAATATTTTGAAACTCTCAACAAGAGCATATATTACGCGACACATTACCTCAACGTATTTGAGCATACCAGCCCCTTGGCAGGTAACCTCTCAGAGCCCTCAGAAGTTCAGAAAATACGCTCTGTGGGCGTCATCTCGGTAGACAAACTTTCTGAGAATTGGTACTACAAACTAGAGAACGATCGCGATGTATGCTACTATTTATGTATAGCGGGAGACAGACTAGAGACCGATGGTAAACTACATTCTAGAATTGTGAAAAGCTTGAAAAGCAAACCACGAAATGCATTCAAGAATGTTACCTATGGCATCTATGAGTCACCTTACGAAACAGACTTTGGATTCTGTGTGGGTCACACAAATTACATCCAAGGCCAACAAATTACTTGACAGCACTAGCTGCTTGTGTTATACTTTAGATGAGCAAGGGGAAGCTCAGAAACATACCCCAGAAAAATACTCTTGACAGGCTACGATCAGAGTGTTACATTCAGATAGTAAGGAACGCTTACTAGACTTTACCCAACAACAAGGAGACTATAATGGGAATCAACATGGAACTAATGAGAAAGAAGCTCGCCACCCTTCGCGGCGACGGGCGAGATAAGACAAGCGTCTGGTTCAAGCCAGACGAAGGCGATACTGATATTCGTATCGTACCAACAGCGGACGGAGATCCCCTCAAGGAGATGTTCTTCCACTATAACATCGAAGGCCATCGCGGCGGCATCGTGTGCCCTAAGCGAAACTTCGGTGAGCATTGCCCAATCTGTGAGTTTGCATCCACACTATGGCGCGATGGAACCGACAACAACGATGAGGAGACCAAGAAGCTTGCAAAGAGCCTCTTTGTTCGCACTCGTTACTTCTCCCCCGTGGTAGTTCGCGGATTGGAGTCCGAGGGCATCAAGGTGTATGGCTATGGCAAGCAGGCTTATGAGTCACTACTTGGCTACATCCTCGATCCCGAGTATGGCGATATCACTGACCCAGAAGGCGGCACTGATATTACTATTACTTACACCAAGCCCACCCGACCCGGTGCTTACCCACAGACCAATATGAAGATGCGCAGGAACACGAGTGCCCTCCTAGGGGATGCTGATGCTATTCCCGGCCTTCTTCAGAACATGCCCGATATTGATGGCCTATTCACTCGTCACACCAGTGATGAGGTGAGCGCTATCCTTGACAACATGCTCTCTGGTGACAAGTCCGCTGAGTCGCGCTCGAAAGAGACGACGCAGTATAACCAGAAGTCAAGTGTAGATACAGCCTTTGACGACCTAATGGCAGGCTAATCGGCGCACACCGCTGGCAGACCGGGACCAATAGTCTGCCAACTTTTTTTAAAATTTATGTTGACAATCTGGTGCGATCAGATTACGATATAAAAAGTGGAAAGGTAACGCCACGCATAAGTCCATTGGCTGCGGAAGAATACCAAGACAATAATAACAAACATGGAGGTTTATTATGTCAGACAAAGTACAAACCAAGCATGGTGCGCCATGGAGTGCCCCAAACACAACGATCCACGGTAAAGAAGGTCGTTATGGTAGTGTTGATGTTAACATCAAAGCACTTGTGAACCGCAGCACTGACGGTGCGCGGATCTCAAAGTATCTAAAGAGCGGCTGGGACTGGGGTAAGTTTACTCCTGTGACAGTTGCGGTCTTCCCCGATGGCCGCCAGCACTTGCTTGATGGTGACCATCGCAAGCACATGTACACCGAGGTGTTCCCAGAATTGAACACTATCCCTGCTTACTTCATTGAGGTAGAGAACGAGGAAGAATACCACAAGCTATTCTACCACGTCAACTGGGCAAGTCGCAAGAACGCAACAAAGGAAGAAGTCTTTGTTCATCAGGTATTCGCCAAGGAGCCTGCTGCACTCAAGATCGAAGCCAACTTGACAGACTGCGGCGTAAGCGTCATCGGTTCTCCCGATAAGGGCGGCACTGTCGGCGATGTAAGCGGCCCCGCTGTGACCGTAGGAGCGTTCAACCGTGCTGTAAAGCGTGGTGTCGCAAATACAAAAAAATCTATCTCGCTTATGAGAGAAGCGTGGCCAGATACTGCCAAGCTACAGGGCGAACTCCTAGAGGGAATTGCTATCCTCTATAAATTGTATCCTGAGCTAAGCAATGGCTCTAAGGTCTCAGCAGACTTTTCTATCTGGTTTGAGCGTGCCGCTGGCATGCGTAACCAGAAGGATGTAGCTTCTGATTACAAGACCAAGGGCGGCCGTGTACACCACAGACACGCTGAGTCAATCGCTCGTGGTTTGATCAGTGAGTGGCGCGGAACTGAACTGCGTAACGGATGCTCAAAGCAGTGGAAGCAAAAGAAGATTTCAATTCGTAAGATCAATAATCTTTTCAGCTAACACAGAAAATGTACTTTTGCCCCCACCCGTAAAAAGGTGGGGGTTTTTGTTTGCACTTTTGGGCAAATCATGTTATACTTATGGGGAGCTTCGGCTCACAACAAAAATAAAGAAAAATAAAGAAAATCAAAACAAAGGAGATTTATGATAATGGCTAAAAATAAAGAAGTCAAAGCTGGTCGCGTTGATATGAGCGCGATGCGTGCTATGATAAACAAAAAGGCTGGGCGCAATGTCGCCCATGACCTAAGAGAGGATAACCCCACAGAGGTAAAGCAATGGATACCAACCGGTTCACGCTGGCTTGACTCTATTATATGCAAGGGGAAGTATGCCGGAATCCCTGTCGGCAAGGTTACCGAACTTGCAGGGCTGGAGGCAACCGGTAAGTCCTTCTTGGCTGCACAGTGTGCGGCAAATGCGCAGAAGATGGGTATAGGAGTGATCTACTTCGATTCTGAGTCTGCTATTGATCCAAGTTTCTTGGAGAAGGCAGGCTGTGATCTGGGTTCGATGATGTATGTGCAGGCCCAGTCCGTAGAGTTTGTGCTTGAGACTATTGAAGAGCTACTAGGAGCAACAGACGACCAACTATTATTTATTTGGGACTCTCTGGCGTTCACGCCTTCAGTATCAGATGTGGCAGGCGACTTCAATCCGCAGTCGTCGGTGGCAACCAAGGCTCGTATTCTTGCGAAGGCGATGTCAAAGTTGGTCATTCCACTCGCAGACAAGAAGGCGACGTTCCTTGTCCTCAATCAGTTGAAGACAAACATCCCACAGGGACCTATGGCTCGCCAGATTGCGATGACCACCCCCTACATCACTCCGGGCGGAAAGGCGATGCACTATGCGTATTCTCTTCGCATCTGGCTCACAGGCCGCAAGAGCAAAGCAGCTTATGTGCTTGACGATAACGATTTCCGCATCGGCTCTGAGGTCAAAGTAAAGCTTGAGAAGTCCCGATTCGGAACTCAAGGGAGGACGTGTACATTCCGCATTCTCTGGGGCACCAATCCAATTGGTGTTCAGGATGAAGAGAGTTGGTTTGAAGCCTTGAAGAACTTCATGCAAGTTAAGGGCTCTTGGTATACTTTCGAGCATAACGGATACTCCAAGAAGTTCCAGCCTAGCAAGTGGGTTGATACACTCAATGAAGACCCAGACTTCAAAAAGCATGTGATGGATTTCATGGATGAAGTCGTGGTTCAGAAGTTCGATAAGAGAGAAGGCTCTGCGTCTGATTTCTACGAAGTAGATAAAGCTTCTTGACAGATTGCCCCCACCTTGTTATAATACGAGGTGGAGGTAGTATATGAAGCGTGTGCTTGTTATAGACGCCCTCAATATGTTTTTGAGGGCGTTTATCGTTGATCCTAGTCTGTCCAATCACGGACAGCCTATCGGAGGAATTAAGGGTTCGATTAAGATTTTGCAAAAGCTAGTCAGGATTAGTCAGCCAAACGAGATTGTAATCTGTTGGGATGGCCCTAACGGTTCGCAGAAGAGAAAGAGCCTGAACTCATCCTACAAGGATGGCAGGAAGCCTCTGCGCCTGAATCGTTCGGTACACAATCTCACAGAGAACCAAGAGTTGCAGAACAAGCTGTGGCAGCAAATGCAAGTAATTGAATACTTTAACCAAATGCCAATCATCCAGCTTATCTTGGAGAGAGTGGAGGCAGATGATATTATATCTTATGTCTGCTCTTCGCCCAAGTATAGAGGATGGCAGAAGGTTATCGTCTCAAATGATAAAGACTTTCTACAGCTTTGTGATGGAGAGACCGTTGTCTACAGACCTACAACTGACAAGATTGAAACCAAGAAGACTGTTCTTGAAAGCCTTGGCATCCACCCTAGAAACATGGCCCTCGCTCGCGCCATGGCAGGGGACGCTAGTGATAACTTGCCGGGTGTTAGCCGTGTTGGGATGAAGACCATCGCCAACAAGCTACAGTTCATGGGCGATGACCGCGATGTAACCATCGACGAGCTTATCGAATACTGCGAGAACATAGAATCAAAATTAAAAGTTTATAAGAACATACGCGAATCAAAATCAATAATAGAGCACAACTATCAGATGATGCAGTTGTACGCTCCGCTAATCTCAGTTCAAGGCAAACAGACCATCGACTACGCGCTTGAAAACTTTGAGTGTGACTTCAATAAGACAGAGCTTTTGAAGCTTATGATGAATGATGGCTTTGGAGAACTAAACTGGGAAGAGCTAAAAACTTATCTTAATAAGATTTCTAGGGAATGTAATGAAAAATAGCACTATTTACAAACATGGAAGACCTTTACGAATTCGACGAAGACTCTTTGAATGAAGAAGAGATAGAGCTAGACGAGAAGCGCAAGAAGAAAAAGAAGAAGAAGTCTGGCGGCAAGAAAGATGCCTGCTATCACAAGGTGAAGGCCCGCTATGATGTTTGGCCATCTGCTTATGCTAGTGGCGCCCTTGTTAAGTGCCGTAAGGTTGGCGCTGCTAACTGGGGCAACAAGTCCAAAAAGAAAGAAGGGCTAGAACTAGATGACCATCTTCTACAAATCATCAAAGAAGAATACGCCGAAGTGATGAAAAAAAAAATTAATGAAGATGAGGAAATAGAACTAGACGAAGAGTCACTTCATCAATGGTTCAAGGGCGGCGGCTGGAGACAGGCAGGCGGCAAGTATGACGGCAAGCCCTGTGCCCGCCAGCCGGGTCAGAAGACGACACCAAAGTGTGTCTCCAGAAAGAAGTATAGTAGCATGGATAAGAAAGAAAGAGAGTCCGCCGGAAGAAGAAAGAGAAAGAAAGATCCAAATCAAACAAAGAAGACGGGTGCTGCTAAGCCAACATACGTCAAGACTGATCCCAAAAAGAAATCTAAGAAAGGAAAGAAAAAATGAAACTAACCAAAACAAAGCTAAGAATGCTAGTCGAAGAAGTGATGGATGAAACCATCGAAGAGGCTGGAGGGTATCAGCCCTTACGAGGCGAGAAGGTAATGGCTCGTATCGATGATGAACCCGAGCCCGTGATATTCCGCAGATTTGAAAGCGATGGGAGAGCCTTGGTTAGAAGAATTGATCCCAAAAGCCCTTCTGGAGCATATCTTGGCGATGACCCATCTGGAGAATTGATAAAAATAGATCCAAATTTGATTGAGCCTTCTGGTCCGCAACCGCGTGTAGGAATTACAAGTGATGAGACAGAGGCAGAAACCATGGCCAGATACCGCAAGAACCCAGAGTTCTTCAACGAAGTTTATGGAGATCTCTCAGAAGACAGGCTATTAAGGCTTGTCACCGAGGAACTAGAAGCCGTCCTCGACGAAAAAAAAAAGAAGAAGTCTGCTAAAGACAAGATGAAGTGTAACTCTCCTCGCCGCATTCGTAAGGGCGAGGCAGGTCACGGCAAAAAGAAATTTGTTGTCAAGGCATGCGACGGCGGAACAGAAAAGATAATCCGCTATGGTGACGCTGGTCTCAAGATCAAGCGCAAGCAGAAGGGCCGCAGAAAGAACTTTAGAGCTAGACACAATTGTGACAATCCGGGCTCGAAACTCAAGGCTCGCTACTGGTCCTGCAAAAACTGGTAAAAAAGTTAGGCAGCGTCAAGAGTAAAAATAAATCCTAACTCTGCTTGACTTTTGAGCTAGGTGTGTTATATTTAGTATCGTAAGACTTAGGAGAGTGTATGATTGCACGCAAGGCAGACTTTGGAAGGTACGGTAAGTCCTTCCAAGAGGGACTGGTACAACTAATTTTTGAGGACCGGCCCTTCGCAGATCAGATAACCGAGGTACTAGACATTGAGTTTCTAGAACTTGACTATCTGAGGACGTTCACCGCAAAGGTGATCGAATATAGAGCAAAGTATGGGAAGCACCCATCAACCAACGCTATGGTCTCTATTGTTAGAACCGAGCTTGACAAAGAGACAGAGATAGCACAGCAGCAGGTACGAGAGTACTTTGCTAGAATTCACAGCAACGAGATAGCTGACGATATAGACTACATCAAGGAGACAAGCCTTGATTTCTGTCGTAAGCAGAAGTTGAAAGAGGCCATGATGAAGTCCGTAGGGCTTCTCCAGACCTGCTCGTTTGATGAGATATCTAAGGTAATCAACGATGCCTTGAAGCTTGGTTCAGAGAACAACTTCGGCCACGACTTCATTGCAGACTTTGAAGAGCGCTACAAGCCAAAGTTTAGAAAGCCAGTAACAACAGGATGGAAAGAAATTGATGACATCACTAAGGGCGGACTTGGTAGAAATGAGCTTGGCGTCGTTATCGCTCCTACTGGGGCAGGTAAGTCTATGGCTCTTGTTCACTTGGGCTCTCAGGCCATCAAGGAAGGCAAGACTGTTGTTCATTACACTCTTGAGCTACAGGACACGGTTGTTGCTTGTCGTTATGACTCTTGCATCACACAGTATCCTCTGTCCGAGCTTAACAACTTCAAAGAAGAGATCTACGAAGAGATCAAGGATCTTGACGGCACTCTGATTGTTAAGGAATACCCGACCAAGTCGGCTTCCACCAACACGATCAAGTCCCATCTCGCTCGTCTTGTGAAGAGGGGCATTGAGCCCGGTCTAATCATCGTAGACTACGCAGATTTGTTGAGACCTGTGCAGATACGAAAAGAAAAAAGAGCAGAGCTAGAGTCGATTTATGAGGAGTTACGAGGGGTTTCTAGTGAGTTCAACTGCCCTGTGTGGACCGCCTCGCAGACAAACCGCTCTGGCCTAAACGCTGAAGTTGTGACGATGGAACAGATTAGTGAAGCTTTCAACAAGTGCTTCGTGTCAGATTTCATTTGCACTATCTCTCGGACCATCGAGGATAAGCAAAACAATCGTGCTAAGATGTTCATAGCCAAGAATCGTAACGGTCCCGATGGAATCATTTACGATCTATTCATGGACACATCCTGTGTCAATATCAAGATGCTGCCGCGCGCAATCGTTCCAGCGGGCGCAGCACCTCAAATCGCCTCTAGCCCTGTGGCTAATGGCCCGAAGGAACAAAAAGAAATATTGAAGAACAAGTATGACAAGTTTAGAAAACTAAGGAGCAACGCTAAATGAAAACACACATAAGAAGATTCAAACTATCAGACACTTTCACTGATCAGTACAGAGACAAAGAGGTGCCATGGGGTCCGCTGGGCTATGTCACCTTTAAGCGCACTTACTCTAGGCGCTTGAACGAGTTCCACGAGGATGCCACCGGCACCGAGGAATGGTATCAGACCTGCCGTCGAGTTATCGAGGGCATGTTCGATATGCAGAAGCAGCACGTCTACCGCTTAGGACTTGAGTGGAACGATGCCAAGGCACAGAAGACTGCTAAAGATGCTTACGATCGCCTATTCAATCTAAAGTGGACCCCACCGGGTCGCGGCCTTTGGATGATGGGCACCAAGTTTGTCAACGAGAGAACAGCCGCTGGGCTATTCAACTGCGCCTTCCGCTCCACACGAGAGCTAAACACGAAGGGTGGCTACCTATTCTCTTGGATGATGGACGCGCTCATGTTGGGGATCGGAGTTGGCTTCGACACCCTTGGCGCTGGCACCCTTACAATTGAAGAGCCAGAGTGGACACAAGATATCTACACGATCCCCGACTCTCGTGAGGGCTGGGTAGAGTCAGTAGAGATACTACTAAACGGATTCCTTTTTGGAACGAAGGTACCCAAGTTTGATTACTCTGCGATTCGTCCTGCTGGGGCTTTGATTAAGGGTTTCGGCGGCACGTCTAGTGGCCATGGCCCGCTCAAGGAACTACACGACAGCCTTATCGGTCTTTACGAGAACCGCTCTGGTGAGTCGATCACCTCGATTGACATCGTTGACACCGAGAACTTGATTGGCCGCTGTGTTGTCGCAGGCAACGTTCGTCGCTCTGCCGCTCTTGCTCTTGGCGGCCACGATGACTTTGAATACTTGCAGATGAAGAACGATCCAGAGAAGCTTGCTCACCACCGCTGGGGTTCTAACAACTCTTTCCATGCTATCGTGGGTCAGGACTACTCTTGGCACGCAGAGCAGTCGCAGAAGAACGGAGAGCCCGGCTACATCTGGCTAGACAACGCCAGAACTCGTGGACGCTTTGCTGACCCACCCAGAGATGATGACAAAAACGTCATGGGCTTCAATCCTTGTGTTGAGCAGCAGCTAGAAGATGCTGAGTTGTGCTGTTTGGTCGAGACTTTCCCGACTAAGCATGACGACTACGACGACTACTTAGCAACATTGAAGATTGCTTATCTTTATGGCAAGACCGTCACTCTCGCCAACACCCATTGGCCCGAGACTAACGCCAAGATGCTCAAGAACCGACGCATTGGCCTTTCTCAGTCTGGCGTGGTGCAGGCATTCAACAAGCTTGGCCGTAGAACACTATTGCAGTGGTGCGACAACGCATACAACTATGTACGTGAGCTTGACAAGCAGTACTCAGATTGGCTCTGCATTCCACAGTCAGTGAGAATGACAAGCATCAAGCCCTCTGGGACTGTTTCGCTTCTCAATGGCTCTACGCCCGGCATCCACTACCCAGAGGATGAATATTACATTCGTCGTATTCGCTTTGGTGCTGACAGCGACATGCTGCCCGCACTTGAGGCAGCAGGGTACAAGATAGAAAAGGACCACTACTCTCCTAACACGATGTGTGTTGAGTTCCCCGTTCACGAGGAACACTTCAAAAAAGGAAAGAGAGAAATCTCAATGTGGGAGCAGTTGGAGATTGCCGCACAGTACCAGCATTACTGGGCTGATAACTCAGTATCAATTACTGTTACTTTCAAGCCTGAAGAGGCCGGCGATATCAAAACTGCTCTAGAGATGTATGAGTCACGACTTAAGGCTGTCTCTTTCTTGCGCTTTGAGGAAACGGGATATGTGCAGGCTCCTTACGAGCCGATAACCCGAGAGCAGTTTGAAGAGATGAGCAAAGACATAACACCAATACAAAGGTTCGATACCCAAGAGGGTGGCGCTGGAACCAAATTTTGTGATGGTGACAGTTGTATAGTATAAGAGGTAACAATGGATTTCAATCACTTATTCTCAGAGAAAGAATTAAAAATTGCTAATAGAAATGGTAAGTGTGGCTGCTGCTACTGGCTTCCCGCTTCTGAAGGTGCTGCAACCGCTGCTAACAATGTCGTGGTTCAGATGTACTGTAAGAATTGTGACGCCAGAAGCTATGCCTTCTTACATTTAGAAGAGTACGAGAAACACAACAAAGTTATAACAGAAGAGGTGAACCGTGTTAAGACCCGTAAATAGATATATTCTTGTTGATTACAAGAATCAGAAAGAAGAAACAACTAGCGATATTCTCCTGCCGGATGACTACAAGGCCCCGGAAGAAAATTATATTGTTGTTGATGTCTTGAGGGTATCTGAGGATGTATCATTCAGGTGCAAAAAAGGCGATAAAATTGTCATAGACAGGAAGATGTTGGAGGAATTAAGCATCGAACATTCTACTTACTACACTATTTTAGAGAATTATGTATTGGGAGTTATGGAATAAATGGATAAAGACTTTTACAACAGATCATCAGCGTCTAGTCTGGGCTGGGATCCAACTTGGTTCGGCGAGAAATACTTTGATGACAAACTTGTAAGAGCCATCAAGCGCTTTCAGAAGACATACGGACTAAAGGCCGATGGCCTCTGTGGCCCCGGTACCTTCCGTCGTCTTTGGGTTGAAAGACAAGAAAACATTGACGATCACAAGCCCGACGACAAACATTACTCTAACTACATTGTGTACAATGGCGAGTTCACCCCGATAAACTGGGACAAGCTTGTTCTATGGTCCGAGCGTGGCGGCCTCGCTGCCCGCTCTGGCACTTACTATGACTACACAGGCAGGCCACAACGTGATGTCAAGCTGTTTGTGAATCACTGGGACGTTTGCTTGTCATCAACACAGTGCCAGAAGGTCCTAGACAAGCGCGGCATTTCTGTTCACTTCCTCATTGACAACGACGGCACCATCTATCAGACACTAGACTTGCAGCATGCAGCGTTCCACGCCGGCAATGTAAATCGAAAGTCTGTTGGTGTTGAGATCTCAAACGCCTACTACCCCAAGTATCAGAACACCTATATTCGCAAGGGCCACGGAGAGCGACCTTATATAGACGGCGCTTGGGTGCATGGGAACAAACTAGATCCATTCTTGGGCTTCTACCCTGCTCAGATTGAAGCACTAAAGGCCCTTTGGGTAGCAGTCCATGATGCCACAGGCGTACCCTACAATACACCAGAGAACCAATTCGGTAAGACCTCAACTGGCTACGAACAGCAGTGGGCTTACGGCAAGGAGCGTGGATTTGTTAGTCACTACCACGTCAATAAGCGCAAGATAGACTGTGCAGGATTAGATATAAAAACCCTGCTCCAAGAACTTGACAGCTAATTTACAATAGGTTATACTACCATAATGAAAACCAAAACTGTTTACAAAGTAATCTCTTGGAGATTTGTATCAGTGTGCGTTACATATTTTATTACATATATGATGACAGGCAACATCACCGAGGCCACCGGCTTTACCTTGTTGCTACACACGGTTCTTCTAATAACAAATTATATTTTTGAAACTCTATGGGAGAGACATGTATCAAAAAAGCATCGAGATCTACAATGACGGCATTGGAAAAGTAGATTATGTCCAGCACATGGGCACCGACCTTACCGTTGTAAATTCTGCCCGAGTATCATTCGGCGTAGAAAAGGAAGAATTAAATGGAAGAGACAAAAAACTTATCAACTATCTCATCAAGCACAGGCACACAAGTACGCTGGAGCATAATCTCATTACTTTTAGGTTCAGCGTTCCTATGTACGTTCGCTCTCAGCACCATCGTCATAGAACATGGTCTTATAATGAGATTTCTAGAAGATATACTGACGTGAACATTAAGTTCTATTCTCCTCAAGAGTTTAGAACGCAGCACAAGTCCAATAGACAGGCATCGAACGCGGAAGAGCTAATCAATCCGGTCGTTGTATGGGATGGCGAGACTTGTGCAGAGGTTCTAAGGACGCACCACCGCCGCTCTTTGGAGCTTTACAACACCATGATGGAAGCAGGCGTCTGCCGAGAGCAGGCCCGTGGAGTTCTACCACAGAACCTCTACACCGAATACTACGGTACAGTCAATCTGTCTAACCTCTTGAAGTTCATTGACCTTCGCACACACGAAGGGGCACAATGGGAGATCCAAAAGGTTGCCGAGGCTTGCTTGGAGATTGCTACGGATCTGTTCCCTGTGACTGTGGGTGCTTATCGTAGGATTAGGGGTGAAGAATGAAAATCAAAGGACCATTTTGGATTGAATCCAAGCCAAGCGAAGGTTCCCTTGTTGGAACCACACTTTACAATCAATTTGTTTCTTTTAGTGACAAAGAGATGGATTACGAATGCCCTCATCACGCAGCAGAATTAATGAATGTCTTACTGACGCCTCAAGATGTAGAGATGTTAGGAGACAAAGACCCAAGTTCTCTTTTTGCTACCATTGGCACTATGTCGTGGCGTTCGATGCCTGATTATCTACAAGAACCTTTGGCAGATTTGAATGTGTTTGGGGAAAACACAATTGTTGCTATACGACATTGGGTCCTTAAAGGTGATGAACTTTATCCTGTTGTTGTGGGAGAGAACGAAGAATGATTGAATACTGGCAAATAGCCTACCCCATCGCAGGATTATTTACATTTTGCATGGTGACTTTTTTTTGGTGCCTTTCAAGACTAGGAGATATAAAATGAATTGGATTAAAAAACTTTTGGGCATTAGACCCATAGACAAGAAACGGAAAGAGGCAGCGTCATTGAGAGAGAAAGCAATGACGGCGCAGAGAAGTGGCGACTTACGCACTTACGGAGAGCTTTGTAAAAAAATTGAAGACCTTGAAGATGAAATAATCGGTATCATGAAGGAAGGTGACTAATTATAGCGGGAGACATAAATGGATAAATTACTAAACGAATGGAAAAGATTTCTAACGGAAAGCTCTATAAGTCGTACCTATGAGCACATCATGAATCACGACACGGCTTTCATTACGGCCTTCAGGGACAACACGGGAGACGTAACAAAGTGCATGCAGGACCACAGCAAGACAGAAGAAAACTACAAGCGCAACAAGCAAATGAAAGCGGTCCTCTTGAACAAGGGTTATGGCGTCACTTCTGTTGACGGCACATACATAGAAGACTTTGGCACAGATGCAGCAAAGGAAGTCAAGGAAGACTCGTTCTTTGTTGTGAATCTCACAGACAATCCAAACTTCAAGGCCGACATGCGAGGACTATCAGAGCATTATTGCCAAGACTCGTTCTTGTTTGTTCCCCGTGGTGGCGAGGAGTCCATACTTGTTGGAACGAACAAGGCAGAGTTCCCCGGATACGGTAACGAAGAGGAGACCGGCTCGTTCATTGGCGGCCAAGAAGGTGAGTTCATGACTCGCGTGGGTAAGTCAAAGCGACCTATCAAGTTTGCAGAGGGTCTTGAGACAAAAGAGAAAATGCAAAACAACACAAAGTTTTTAATTTCTCGTCTGGCGAGGGAAGTCATGCAGGAGATGAAGGGGGATAGTTGAATCCCCACTACGAACAGATTGTAGTTGGCTCATCTCTTCGTGCTCTGCTCTATGCGTCGTTGCATGAGCTACCGGTGTTCTTCACGAAACCGGACAAGCCGAAGCCTTTTGAGTTGTTTTCTCCATCTGTTGACCTGTCGTCGTTCGGCCTAGAAAATACATTAAGGTTCTGGGAGACGCCCGAGGGACAACACCAAACCGGAGACTACAAGATACACCTTTGGGAACATCTCTTGTTTGTTCTCGGCCTCAAGGGACTCGCTCCATTCTCAGACATGTGCGATTCACTTCGTCTTGACGATGACTGCTTGACAGGCTACTCAGAATATGCTAAGTTAAGATCAGTAGACTTCGATGTCTGCCATTACTTCGATGACGCCGGTAGGTACAACCTGCTCGCAACCGAAGAAGGAGAAGCACAGTACAAAGTGTATGACAGAATAGCATTCATGCGAGGCGGCAAGCACAAGTACGACCTTATCACAACTGGGGACGACTTCTGCGATTCAATATGGTTCTATCCAACTCCCAGAGTTGATGGCAAGACAGCCATAAAAGATGCCTGTGCTATCTCAATTTTATCAGTGGACCAGTTGGATGACTTTGATTTTTCAGAGACCATGGCCCGCCTCACAACGCTAGAAACAATGAAGGATTTAGGACTCAGGGGACCAAAGAATGGATACCAAGAAGACGGACGACCACGATATCGCAGTTTCAAAACTGAAACGATCGATCGCAAGAAATTTCTGCTTTCTCCTCCACTATGGATTGAAACAGATACAATCAAAGCTCCGAAGATACCTGAAGAAAGGCTCATCGAGAGACTCCCTGAGATAGCGAGAACAAACAAAAGAATAATAGAACCACTATGGCAAAGCATCTAGCAGGCATAATCCCATTAGCAAATCACAAGGACAACTTCAGCCTTCCTTACGATTCATTCATGCTACCAGTCCAAGACGACTTCACCCTAATTCAGAAGTCAGTCTTTGAGTGCGCGCTAGCTGGCTGCTCTACAATCTGGATTGTGGCCAACGATGATCTGGCCCCGATGGTGAAGAGGCACGTTGGTGAGTGGGTCTACGACCCTGTCTACTTCTGGGACAACTACCGCGACAACAAGGTGGTTCAGCGCAGGATCCATATCCCAATCTACTATGTGCCCATTCTTCCAAAAGACCGTGACCGTCGTGATAGTTACGGATGGTCTGCCCTCTTTGGTATGCACTCGGCTTGGTGGACTTCGGTTAGGATCTCCAAGTGGGCCATACCCAAAAAGTACTTTGTTTCATTCCCACATGGAATGTATGACTTCTGGTCACTGCGAGAACATAGGAAAGATATCTTCAACACAACAAGAAACTTTTTCTTTTCTCATGATGGCAAGACGGTAAAAGATAACCTACCTATACCATTCGCTATGCGAGGCGAGGACTTTATCCAGTGCCGCCGCCATGTGAACGCCACCACAACCAAGGAGTATGCACCGTTGAAAGAGGGCCAGACCTATGAGGATCTCGTCAAGCTGCCTCTGAAAGAACGCTGGTCAGCCCGAGACTTTGACTTGTCAATTGTTTTTGACAAGGTCGTAGAAGAAAACGCATTCAAAGAAAACCTAGATTGGTATTACGATATGCGTGGATGGGAAGGCTACAGGGACTACCTCGCGTCAGAAAATATCGTGAACTCCCCCAATTGGCGCTTGACAAAGCCTCACAAACTGAATAGATTATGTCAGGAGCAGGAATGAAAGTCGGCGACTTGGTGAGACACATCAAGATGGACAGTGGTATTGGTGTTGTCACACATACAGAAGCTGGCTGGAGTCAAAATCAAATTATCGTAAGATGGACAAAGCCAATCTGGTATAACAAGCAGACTGGCCTTGCACATGAATATTCCCACAATCTTGAAATAATATCGGAGGCATAAGAATGGAGAGAAAGAATAGTAAAATTAAATTTGTTGGGTTGCACGCCCACAGCGTAGCCGGGTCTATCTTTGATGGGCTTGGCTTTCCGCAGGAGCACATGGAGTTCGCTTATTCCAATGGTTCAGACGCACTAGCTCTGACAGACCATGGAAACATGAACGGACTATCCTATCAGGTTCTGCACGCAAGGAAGATGAAGGCCGAGGGCAAGAACTTCAAGCCAATCTTTGGCTGCGAGGCTTACTTCGTTCCTTCAATCGAGGAATGGAAAGAAGAATACGAGCAGGCAATGCTCGATAAGAAGAAGGCACGCGCAGCCAAGAAGGCCGGTGCATCAGGTGCTACTGTCGAAGACGAAGGCGCGAGCAAGGGTAAGAGCAACAGCATTCTACGCCGCCGCCGCCATCTCGTGCTTCTAGCACAGAACCAGAAGGGACTCAACAATCTTTTCAAGCTTGTGTCCGAGAGCTACAAAGACGAGAACTTCTACCGCTATCCTCGCATGGACTACAAGATGCTCAAGGAGCATGGCGAAGGTATCATCGCCTCTTCTGCTTGTCTTGGTGGTGTGTACGCCGGCAATTACTGGGAGAACAGAGACGAAGGACCAGAGGCTGTCCTTGAAGCCATGCGCGAAACCACCAGAAGGATGGTCGATGTCTTTGGCGATCGTTGGCATGGAGAGATTCAGTGGAACAACGTGCCCGAGCAGCATGAACTCAACAAGTTTGTGATTCAGGTTTGCGATGAGTTCGGTGTCAAGCTAATCTCTACCGCAGACTCGCACTACCCAAACCGCGAGGCTTGGAAAGACCGCGAACTATACAAGCGTCTTGGCTGGCTTGGTAAGGGCCGCCCACAGTGGGCAGACTCGGAAAGTGAGCTACCCATCTCCGTAGAAGAGATTGGCTACGAGCTTTATCCCAAGAACGGTGACGAGATGTGGGAGAGCTACAAGCACTATTCTGATATGTGTAACACAACTTACGATGACGACTTGGTCCTCGACAGCATTGAAGAGACACACCGAATCGCATTCGAGCGTATCGATGACTTCTTGCCGGACAACACTGTTCGCTTGCCGTCTTTTGTTGTGCCAGCAGGCAACACCGCTACCGAGGCTTTGATCAAGTTTTCTATTGAGGGCCTGAACAAGCTTGGCCTCGCAGATGACAGGCGCTATCTTGAGCGACTAAAGAGCGAGCTAAAGGTTATTGATGATCGTGGCTTCTCAAAGTACTTCTTGACAATGAAGGCCATCGTTGATGTCACAGATACCATGATGCTTGCTGGTCCCGGCCGTGGCTCCGCTGCTGGTTCCCTAGCCGCTT